GTTGCAGTTGTAAATTGAGATACGGCAGTCATCAGCAAAGCTGTCCCAGGAACCGCCCTGCAGACACGAAATACACCATTCCCAGACATTGCCACTCATGTCATAGAGTCCCCAAGCATTGGGCTTTTTCTGACCCACAGGATGAGTTGTACCCCCAGAATTTCTGTTATACCAAGCGTAATTTTCTAGCTGATTAGCATCATCTCCGAAATAATAGTCAGCAGTAGTCCCCGCGCGGCAAGCATATTCCCATTCTGCTTCTGTGGGGAGGCGATATTTATGGCCAGTCATTCCATTTAACTTTATGCAAAAGGCTTGAGCGTCGTTCCAACTTACACTTTCCACTGGATTTTGAGAATTACCTTGAAAATAAGATGGATTAACTGCCATTACCGCTTGATATTGCGCTTGAGTTATTGGGTATTTTCCAATCGCAAAACTTGCATCAGGAATCTTTACCATTTCAATCTCAATCATTGCTTTACTCCTAAGTTATTTTTACTGACAACTGATAAATGATTGATTAATCACAGACTACCCGAAAACCGATAGTGTTGAAGCGGAGGTCGCGGCGGTAGGTGCTGATGCGAAACGCGGAACGGCAGTAATAAGGATCGCTGCCCCAGGAACCACCCCGCCTTATAACCTGTTGACACCATTCCCAAACACTGCCATATATATCGTATAATCCCCAAGCATTAGGTAGTTTTAATCCTACGGGATGAGTTGTACCTTCAGAATTTCCGCCATACCAAGCGTAATCTCCTAACCGATTATCATCATCACCAAAATAATCTCCGAAATAATAGTCAGTAGTAGTCCCCGCACGACAGGCATATTCCCATTCTGCTTCTGTGGGGAGGCGATATTTATGGCCAGTCATTCCATTTAACTTTATGCAAAAGGCTTGAGCGTCGTCCCAACTAACCATTTCTACTGGATTTTGAGAATTACCTTGAAAATAAGATGGATTAACTCCCATTACCGCTTCATATTGTTCCTGATTCACTGGGTATTTACCAATCTCAAAACTACCGATTTTTTGATCTTGACTTGCTGGTACCTCTACCATTTCAATTTTAATCACCACTTTTACTCCTAGCTTTGTTTTTATTGATAACTAATAACCAACTGACGCTAAAAGATAATCAAAGCAACTTAAATCCTTTTTTTGTGCCTTTGTCCGATCCAAATTCTCGGACAGCCCCTTTTAGAGATTCTCTTACAGAGGCCCTTGACATTCGAGACTTCTTTCCTAGTTCCCAATTGATTACACTTGCATTTCCACAAGCGTCAACACTTTCAAGACTCTCAAACCAACCGTCGTTTGTGTGAGCGTAAGAAACCATTACAGCACCATTAGGAAACAGGGTGCCACTAAATTGATATTCAGTATTGTCAAAGTCTTTAGCGAGAAAAGTGACTTGTTGAATGATCATTGTTTTTACTGCTGATAATTGACTAATTGTCACAGACTACCCGAAAACCGTAATCGCTGATGCGGTAGTCGCGGCTGTAGTTATCGTAGTAGCAGTAAGTGGAACGGCAGAGATCAGGATTGCTGTACCAAGAACCGCCCCGATTCACGCCGTCTTCGCACCACTCCCAGACATTGCCACTCATGTCATAGAGTCCCCAAGTATTAGGTAATTTCTGTCCCACAGGATGAGTTGTACCCTCAGAATTTTCACCATACCAAGCGTAATCTCCTAATTTATTAGCATCATCTCCGAAATAATAGTCAGTAGTAGTCCCTGCACGACAAGCATATTCCCATTCCGCTTCCGTCGGTAGGCGATAGGTTTTGCCAGTTATTTGACTTAATTTCTGACAAAAGGCTTGAGCGTCATCCCAACTAACCTTTTCTACCGGATTTTGGGGATTATTTTTAAACCGAGAGGGATTGATTTCCATTACTGCTTCATATTGCGCCTGAGTAATTGGATATTTCCCAATCGCAAAACTACTGATTTTTTGATCCTGACTTGATGGTATTTTTACCATTTCAATTTTAATCATCACTTTTACTCCTAACTCTGATTGATTTTTTAGTCGCTTATTTTCCTGTTGCAGTAGCCAAACTGAGGATTCTAAATCGTGAACCTTTTGTTTTAAGTTGTCAATCCATGCTTCGTTGTATTCTTTGCTCTGTTCTAATTCTTGATTTTTTTCTCCAGAATTTCATTTTTTGTTTCTAGTTCCTCAACTAATTTGCTTAAGTTGTCAGAGTTTTGATCTTCTGGCGTGTACTTGCAATAATCTAAATAGTCCCATAGGTCGTAAGGAAAACTAAGAAGCTCCCGAACTTCTTCAATAAAATTTTCTAGAGCGTCAAAAAGCTTTTGAGTGTCATAACCTGCTAAGTAAACACCTTGTTTTTTGACAGTGAGGTAATTACCGTTATCAGTCACTGATAATATCACGTGGCTTTTGTCAAAATATCTTTGGTTAATTTGATTGAGATTGTTTTCGATACGCTTGATAAGCGCCGTTCTTTCGTAAAAATTAATAGAAGTCATGTCTTGTTACCTCTTGTGTGTTTGTTTACTTGATCCTGTCTTACGATATTCTCCCAGAAATATCAACTATTTGAGAGAATTATCTAATAATTAACTTCTTGGGTGAACCCTCTCTCGCCTCATAACCCACACATAGTTTTAGTTAGTGCATGCCTGCCTAATACCTGCCTAATCCTGTATGTGTAAATTATAATCAACGATGTCTCTCATGAGCCCACCAATTACTCTAGTAATCCCGGATTCGGGTCAGACCAGTTTAATAATAACGGATACGCCCAGCGACCTCATCGCCATAGGTGGAGGTAATCTATCAGAGGCTGCTAGTGCTATTGGTATACGCGACAAGATAGGTAGTCTTCAGGGAGAACAGCGTCTAAGTGCGTTAGTGCTTAAAGATGTTCCTCCTGGATTTCCTGGCCCGCCTGGCCCGCCTCTATTAATTAAAGGTAATCTTAATTCTATAGGCGATCTGCCTACTAACCCCTCTATAGGACATGGTTACCTAATTCAAGGTATTCTTTACACTTGGTCGGGTATAGCGTGGATTAATGGCGGGCAACTACAGGGCCCTATTGGGCTATCCGCTTATCAAGTAGCCTTGGATAATGGCTTTATTGGCACGGAGCAAGAGTGGCTCGATAGCCTAAAACAACAATGGATTATTACAGACTGGTAAAATATGAGTACAACTTTTAAGCCCTCTAAATTAACTGCAGTCCCATCGCTACCCTGCGAGGGTAACGCTGTATTTTTTGTTGCGCCTCAGGGCAAACCGAACTATATTGAAATATATGTAAGCAATACTTCTGGGACTGCTCTAAAGCGACTATTGACAGATGTAGATATTCAGGCATTAATCGATGCTTCAATTTCTGGATTAGCTGGTGAAATGCCGATTGTAGCTAATATAGCAGCTAGAAATGCCCTATCTCCAACTGAGAATACTCAGGTTCTGGTACTAGACGCAACCGGCGATGCCACTGTGGCAAGCGGCGCAGCCACTTATATCTATCGATTTTCTACAACTTCTTGGATTAAAATAAGTGAAGCGGAATCACTCGATCTAATTCTCCAGTGGGCTAATATTCAAGGAAGGCCTATTAGCTCTCCTAGTGCTATTGATACGGCAGTATCTAATAGCCACGTTCACAATGGGAATTTGAGCCAACTTAATAAAATAGGAGAAAATGCTGACGGACTTTTTACCTATAATAATGCCTTGCCTAAGACTGCATGGGAGGGAACGATTGCATGGTAGTTTTTCACCCTCAAAAAGTAACAGGAGGCCTGCCTGCTACTCTCACACCTAATGCCGTTTATTTTGTCAGAGTAGGGAGTGGAATCATGATTTATGTCGCCGATGCTACAGGGAGTGTAGCCTACCCCATAAATCAAACTATCATTACATACGGAACATCGCCCCCTAACAATAATGATGGAAACCCAGAAGGTAGTATTTACATCCAACTAACTTAAAATTATGGAATTATTAGATAAGATCAATCAAGTTGCCAACGATTTAAAAGACCAATTTGGGGGAACTATCGAAAGTGTTCCCGATTGGGCTATTTCTGACAAGCTAAATGAGTCGATTATAACTTTGCAAACAGTCTATAAAAGTGTAAAAACTAGGGATATAAAAACTATATTAATTCTTGCTCAAGAATTATTTAATATAGTTGATTACATTTCTAATGGAGAAAATGAATCGATTAAGAATATTTGTTACAGTGTTAATGCGGTCTTAAGTGAATTGGAAGCCTTAGACCTTAATCAACCAGAATACTTGGCAACTTTTCAGCAAATAGCAGCTAATTTATTTCAAGCCAATTTAATTTCAGCACCAACTAAAACACGGCTAGAAGCTTTAATTGTGCCAGAAACTAAAGAAGTTCTAGCTCAAAGTTGGGCGCAATTAAATAATATTCAAATTGATACAACGATTATTGGATTAGTTAGAGGAGGTATGGTTTAGTGGCAATTGCAACTTGGTCGAGCTTAAGCGCAGATTCTGCTAATTTGGCGACCCCTTTAAATGGAACTGTTGACGGCGTAACAATTTTTATAACTGATATTGTTAATGAAACCTTAAAAAATTTGTATTTAGGAGTTTATTTTCAGTCTGGTAGCATGACACCATCAGCTAGTGGTTCTCTTGTCTTAATTCTGCGAAGAAAAAGGGGAAATGGTTACACTGAAAATAACAGCGAGTTTCAGGTACTACCAGCATTAGGAACAGGAACTCGGCAAGTTTCTTTACAAGGAGCAATCAGAATCCCCAACGCCGGAACGTGGGGATTATATATTACAAATAGGCTTGGAACTTCTATTCCAAATAGTGGTAATACTTTGATTATTAATACTTGGAATGAAGAGGTTAGTTAATTAATGCCTAGAGGAGTAGGATTAAATTGGATATACGATGAAGCCCGATTACAGGGCAGGCTTTGGACACCTGATGCGTTGCGGCCATCGGTCTGGTTCGACGTGGCTGACCTTTCGACCCTAACACTTGTGAGCGGCGACGCTTCTGAGTGGCGCGACAAGAGCGGGAATCAGCGGCACGTCTCTCAAGCGACGGCGGATCGTCGCCCAACATATGCAGAATATGGACTCAATGGCAGGCCCACCCTTGATTGGGGTACGGCAATAAACAACAAGGGCTTTCTAAATACTGCTGTCTCAAATTTCAATCCGACCCGATATTTTATCGTTGCTGATTACGAAGGGCCGAACCCGTTCAATGAGTATGCTGGTTTGGTTTGCCACCAATTCAGCGGAACGACCGACGTTATTCTCACGAATAACACCAGCACTGGATGGTACGCTGGTGGCTCATTTTTTCATAACGGTGCCACCTCGGCGACCAGCGCGGCTTTGCCGACAATCAGCCAGCCTTTCGTTGTAGCGTCAAATTTCGCGCATAGTGCCAACAGACTTAATCTCTTTATCGGCAATGATCGGTTTTTAACGGGGCTTTCGCGCGGCTGGCGCGGCAAAATCAGCGAAGTCTTTGCGATTAATTACGTGCCATCGGTGGCTGAGCGCAACCGTGCGGAAGGCTACCTGGCGTGGAAATGGGGCATAGCGCTTAACGCTTCTCACCCATTTGTCAACCGACCGCCACTCATAGGAGATTAAAATGGGTTTTTTACGTCCAAGAGTTCCTTTAATTTTTTTACCTAATCCTGTTGGAGAAGCTTGGGTTAAGGTTGCTAGTGGAATTTATGTTAAAGGAATTTTTTGGATTAAAATTGATGAAATTTACCAGCAAAAAATACCATTAGTGAAAATAAATGGACTTTATCGTTAGTTATCGTATTTTGATAAAAGAGCGGCAAAATCTTGCCACTGATTAATTGACTTAGCGTATAGTCCCTCTCTTGAGTATCAGCAAATTATTCTAGAGAGGGATTATATTATTTACTTTTTTGAGTATTGACAAAATCTTCAAGAGCTTCAACAAATCCATCAAAAAAACTAATTGTATAAACTATGATAAAAGCAATAATTAGTACAAGTATTGTGAGTACTACAATAGATAAAATAACATTAAGAATGATGTTCATAATTAATCAGTGCAACTAGTGTGGTTATTTTTAAAGGCTTATGTTATTTTTGATTCTAATGGCAGTGTCGTAGTCGCCAATATGACTGAAGTGGAGAGAATTAAAGCTTTAGAAGATGAAGTGTATGAGTTAAAGTCTCATATTAAATTATTAACTGACGAGCTTGATAAAGCATAAAGAGAAGCGTACACTGGATTAGGAGACTAGTAGCGCATTGATACTAACAGCGATATACTAATAGCACACAAGCTAACTTGTGTGCTATTATAATTATTTGTAGATTATTAATTGATTTAATCTTTGGAGATTATTTGTGCTCAGAGAAAAACTTGCAGAATATGCCCACGAAGCTTGGTCAAGGTGGATGCGCTATCTCTTTTCAAAATCTATAGTAAATAGTGATGGCTCTGTAACGATACCTGCATCACTGGTAAAGAGGTGGGCTAGACAGATGAATACTGATTACCTCATGCTTCTAAACAGCGAGCAGCAGAGTGATATTCTAGAAGCAGATAAAATGCTTAGTATAATGAATGCCAATTATACAGCCGCATAGAAAGATTGTAGAGTAACTATTTGTTTAATTAATAGCGCACAAGTCAATTTGTGTGCTATTAATAATTGTATGCTATTATTAGAATAATTACTTTAGGATTCAAATATGCCAGCTGCACTA